TATCTGTAACTAAAACTCCATTTTCTTTAACCTTTACCCACATCATGAATGCATCTCTTATTGTTGGGTCACTAGGATTAGCATTTATCCTTTTTAGGAGAGTGGATTCTGCTAAGGCCCCATCTCCCTCATTATAGGTAAAATCTAAAACTGCATCAAATTGATTCTGATTTATTGGGACTTTAACATACTCATTTACCTCATCAATAAAACTCTTCAGATTAACTTGGCAAATTTCTACAGCCTGTTCCTTGGTTATACAAGGATCTGCCATTGTAACCTTAGTCCCATTAGGGTAGAAGGTACTTCCTATACCTATAGTAGGAATCCCAGCTTGATCCTTATAAGGGCAAAGTTCTTCGCCCTCCCAACCTGCCAAAAAAGGAAAGAAATTTACTGATGGTTGCATATTATAACTAAAAAAGGTGAAAGGATAGTTGGAACACTCCTTTCACCTTTTATATCTTTAAAGGGTTATCTTAATATTATGGTTCCAGAGTTGAGGTAGAAGTAGTACTTGTCGAAGTAGTACTTGTAGTACTTGTAGTCGTAGGAACTGTAACTGTATAACTAGTTGGCGTTCCAAGGTAATCTGTCAAAAGGGTTGTAAGAGAACCACCTGATCCTGAGGGAACAGCTATAATACAAGTGAAATCCTCAGACATTCCCATATTCCAAGACTGATTTCCGGGGTATTCCTTACACTTAATTGTGTACTGATCATAATAAATCCCAGAAACTACCTCAGATTGGAAAGCCTCATTAAAAATTACCCATCTAAACAGATGTTTATGGAGAGCTTGATAGCTATAGAAGTTCTTTTCAAGCTGTGCAATTTCAGGAGAACCACCAGAGGGGTAAGTAGATCTCTGAAGTAATGTAACATTAGCTACCTGATTACAATTGTTAGGATATGTTTCATAATCCTGAGTAGTGGCAGGAGCAGGCAGAACGAAAATTCTAAGCCAGATTCTATCATACTCGTAGGGGTAAGCAGCAATATCACAAGGCTGTCCATAAATGTCCAGCGGGTTAGTAGTAACCTGAATGGAGATATTAGTACCAGTACCAACAATCTGAAAAGTCAAGTAATGACCAAGGTAATAAGCTTCTGCTGAAGTATCTGCTGCAATAGCTGCAAGCAATTGTCCTAAAGTAGCTGTTACATCAATATCAGTACAAGGAGTAACACCACAATTGCAACAAGGTGCAGTTACAGTATAACTTTTTGTCAAACCATTGAAGAATGCTGTATCAATATAACTAGAGTGAAGGACAAAGGTAAATGTGATAGTCTGACCACAAGTAACAGTAAATGTGTTAATGTTGTAGATCTCGGGGCTATAAGTAGTTACAGCAGGATTTAAGTACCACTCAACAACTTGACCCACATTGATCTTATCAGATCTTTTAGTGCCAACCCCCGGTAAGGGAATTGGTCTTCCCTGAGCTAGATAAATATAAGGTGCAGCAGCAATATTCCCAGTAGTAGCCGCCTGATAGGTATTAAGAAACACCCCAAACTGACTAGCAGCTAAAGCCGAAGTATCTCCAGTTGTAGGCAGTGAGTTGCTCTGAGGAACAACGAAGAGGGTTGTGAGTGAAAAATCCATTTTTATTCAAATTTTAAGTTTGTTAGTTATTAGCTAGTACTTTTAGTACTATACTATACTATTCATTTGTCTGTGTTCTTTGTTGCGAAGCCTGTGAGGCAGCCATATTCTCAGTACTCATAGCAAGATCTTGAATAGCAAGATCTACAATATCATCTTCTAAATAGGCTGCTAATTCACAATCAACCTCTGTAGAGGTAACTCCATCGCCATGTATATATCCCGGAGCATCTATTCTAACTGGATATCTAAGATATGAGATGTAAGCATTAGTAAAGTTAAAACTACCATCAGTATATGCCTCATAAGCGTCAGAGGAGATAGTACAAAATGTCTCTTGATACTCAAAAGAGGGATTGACATTATTATTTGCAAGCAAGACTGTTATATCTGCATGTTTTGTCAAATCTCTATTAACATATATAGTATGATCCCGACAAACTCCCTTATTAGCTAATACATAGGAATCTATGTAGAACATATATAAGGGGATCAGGTTGCTTAACTGAGCAGACCACTTATTTAGTTGGGGATCAACAAGTTCTAGGGAAAGAGGGTGGAGATGAAAGGGTTCTATCAAATGTTGTAGATCCTCATATCTCTTTTTAAAGGCATCTAAGCCTTGATGGTATATATTGTTCTCATCAAGCCTGAGCTTAATAAGCTTATCCTGTGCTGAATTAAGCGAAACAATCTTATTTTCAACTGGTATCGCTTGATGATCATTTGTAGCCAGTTTATTAAGCCTTAAATCAATTTTGTAAAGCAAACTGTATACACTAATCATAATACCTTATTGAACTGTCATAGATTTTTTGGCTTCAAGTTTGTCTGTGAGAGCTAAGAAATCTTCTTGTCCTTTTTCCGAGTATAAATACTCAATTAGCTCATCTTTAGATTTGAACAGTTCTACATTACCCTCATATATACGACCTGCTTTATGGACCCTATAGATGGAGTTGGTTATGGCTTGCTCTACCAAGTTCTTAACTTCGAGAAGCTTATTATCTAAACCTACTAACTTATTGAAAAGAGTGATTGGGTTTTGACCCTTAAAGTCTCCTGCTCTGATATCCCCCTGCTTAATCCAAGAATCGAGTAGATTATAGACCTGACTTTCCTTAGTATTATCAGATACTGGCAAACCGAGTAATCTGGCAATCTTTTTCTTCTTTTCGGGAGTCATATCCTCCAGTTCAGCAATAGCCTTATTTTGAAGGACTTTCTTACTAAAGATCTGTTCCTGTTCAATATCCTCGCTATTTACATAAAACTGAGTCTGAGAAGTGTATTCTCCTCTCTCATATGCTTTGTAGGAGGAAGCAATTTGTGGATGGACAGAGAGCCAGATAAACGTAATTTCTTGAATTGGATCATTAAAGGTGTATAAATTATCACCTTGATAGAGCTTCACGGCGCTAACTTTTGTGATAGGTTCTCCATCCTTTCCTTTAGCAGCAAGATTATAATAAGAGGAACGGGGACCCAAATCCAATCCTGTGGCTTCCTCCAATCTCTTCTTGGTCTCAATAATTTCTTTCACCTTTAACACTTTGTTTTCAGGGGAGAGCTTATTAAGATATCCTGCATCAACATCAAGCCCTGTTCTATACTTACCAGACATTTCCCTAAAAGGGAGCATCATGCTATAAGTACCGGGAAACCTGTCATATCCTTTATCAGAGAGAGAAGCTTCAAGACTGCTAATACCTTTTGGGTATGCTTTCTTAATGCTGGAAATCTTGCCCATCTTAGCCATAACTGTAGTTGTTTATTTGTGGTTTTTTACAAGACTGCCTAGTTAAGATATCCTGCCTTGCGGCTGCCCAGATGCTTATCCTGTCTTGTTTATGTTCTTTACTTAGTTTCGAACCACAGCCATAAAGCTGAGTAAAGAGATTGTGGGGGAAAGTCCTTGAACCAGTGATTTCTCTCCCCCGGTGGGAATTAGTTTCAGGGTTTTGAAGGATAACCCAGAACCATAAGGAGTTTAGAATTGCGGAACTTCTTCGATGATCACTGTTCTAGAGAGATCTTCAATAAATACATCACATCTATCATCCATAAATATTGTATAGCCATCAAACTTGTTAGCAGCAGAGTGGCCCTGAGACTTGGCAAAACCAAGGTGGTGTCTTCTACCATCTATATAACCCCAAGTCATTGAAGGTCTACCCTTCAATCTTACTTCTCTAATATTATTCTTTAGAGTACCATCCCCAGTGGTAGATACATCAAATACCATGAATAGAGGAGTGGACTTTTTGTTCTGACCAAATTCCAAGTTAGTCTGTGGAAGATCAAGTTCTCTAAGGTGAACTAAATCAATCCTACCAGTTTCACGAGTAACCATTGCATCAAAACCATAACTGATGGTCATATGCTGACCTTTACCTTCGATGAACCTGTCATCAGCGATAATAGTCAAACCAGAGTTCAGCAAATCCTGCTTGTTAGCCTGATTAAAAAGATCAAACCCTGCTTCATTAGTGTAGATCTTAACCCTTCTATCTTTAATATCAACCCTACGATAGAATAAATCACCAAATACATCTCTCAAAAGCTCTAGCGAGAACTCACCTCTATTATAGGTAACTCTATTCCCGTTATTTCTCATCTTGTAGTATATGCCACCAGAGACTTTCTTGAGTTCCTGACGAGAACCTCTGGTCTTAGTAGTACCGGGTTTACCCCATACCATTCTATTAACCTTCAGATCCAGCATCTTCTTCCTCATCATTGTCTCTACATAAGGTTCCCATCTAACCCCTTGGAGGTCATTAGTACCAATTTCATTTCTACGTAGTTTAGCAAAGATGGTGATATCCAGTGGTTTACCATCTCCATCTCTCAGCATTCTGTCATCAGCCCAACCAGTTATGGAGTGCTCAACAGAGTAACCAGAACCCAATGTTTCATACAATGTAATTCTTTCTCCCAATCTAGGTAGACCAGAGAGATCCTGATCAAATTCACCAGTACTGTTATCAATCTGTTGTAATTCAACACCCGGCTGAATAAAGTTGGATTGAATAAAAGTAGTCAGGGGATTCTCACTAAGGATAGTAAAATCATAAAGGAATCCATCAGCATAAGGAAGTGGATCTTTTGCAACTACTAAGGGAGTATCACAATACATCTTATGGGGGGTGACCACATCATTCAAGACAAATTCATTGGTATCAAGTACCAACTGAAAGTCCTGCCCATCAATACCCGGTCTGGTTAACGAGTTAGTTGCATCAGGAACTTGGATGATCTTAGGAAACTTGTATGGAACCTGAATATCCCACTGCCAGCTATCCGAATTACTCTCAATGTAATATGGAGTGGATTGATTAATCATCTCCAAGAAGTCGTTGCTATACAAAGAAGTCTGTGTATACAGGGAGATTATCTTCTTGTCATAATGAGCAGGTTCAATCTGGTGTAAGGATTCCAAGTGATTGGTATCTGTCAGTTTACCTACTGCTCTTTTATCAAGAGAAGAAACTCTAGCGGCAGCGTACCCAGTAAACCCGGGAATTGTTTGTAAAGCCATTGTACTTATCTATTTAGATTTGCTTTTATATAAAGGGTTCGGTTTCTTTAACCTGAGCCTGTTTTCCACTCTTGGTGGTATTTGTAATACCCCTACCTTTAGTAGCCCAATCGAAGGCCTTGGAAGTAGTAGTATTTTGTTCTTTTACTTTAACCTTAGTAAGGTCCAGACCATTCATTAGCAAGAGAGCTAATTTCACTTTAAGTGAATGGTTCTGAGGTCTTCTGAGTTCTAGGATTGCCTTGTCAAACTCTGTAAGAGGTTCGCCAGTAGGCAGTTTGTATTTTTCCTGTGTGAGGAACTCAAAAGCGCTTTTTGCAATTTGATCAGTAACAGGGATTCCTTCGAAATCTTTATCCCTTGCCTTCTCAACCAAAATTTTATTAATGTTCTGTGCAAATTCCTGCTTAACTCTTCTCTCTTCTACATTCTTCCTTTTTGCATCCTCAGCCTTTACCTCAAGATCTTTAGAGTCTTGCTCAACAAGGGCTTTGTGAAACTCGGTAGAATCATCTTCTAGATCTCCATTAACTTTAGTTTTGGCTAATCTTGCCTCAATCTTATCTTCAGGAAATCCTTGTCTTCTCCAATACTCCTTGAAGACTTTCTCCTGTGAGGCCTCTTGGGTCATATCAAGAGAAGCAATATCCTGTAATTTGGTAAATGTCTGTAGATAGGCTCTTGGGTCAACACCATTCACAAAGACTGCATCAAACATCTCTTTGTAATCTTCCCCAAACTTTTCGAGGAAATTCTCAATAGTATCATTGATTTGCCTCTTCTGATTCCTGTCATATAACTTTAAGAATTCTTCTGGAGCTAAGGTAGGATCAATAGTTTCACCTTCGTCAAGTGCAAAAATTCCCATACCAACGAATTCTTCTGCTAAAGCAGCCATTGTGCTCTTAGCATCTTCCTGTTGGTTATTAGTGTTGGTATTTGCCTCATCAGGTTTAACCTTTTTATCATCACCCTCAGTGTCACCACCAAGAACTTCTTCCTCAAGATCAACCTCTATTGTATTCTCATCCTTCTTTTCTTCAGGCTTCTTCGAGTCTGGTTTCTTATTAGGATCAGGTTTAGCAGGAGTTTTGGTTGTAGTCTTATCTGTAGTGGATGAATCAGTATCATTACTAATAACATCGTCTGGATTGGCAGAGGAAGAGGTACCGAAAAATGAATTTAGCACTTCCTTATCCCCAGCATCCACCGTGTCCTCAATACCAAAATCAAGGCTAAGTTTCTCTTTAGCTTCAGCAGGCATATAATGTAGTTATTTATGAGTGGTTTATGGATGTAAAATTAAGGTTACTATTGATACTAGCAAAGGAAAAATAGGTAAAAGCTTGATTTTTATCGCTCTATATGGCATTAATCAAAAATTCTCCTTAACTAAGTCAATTAGAATACTTTTTTATCTAGTGCTATCTCTTCTTCATAAACATCAAGTACTTCTGCTCCGCATGATACTTGATAATTAACTCCTGTCAGGTTCAGATGTATTGTTGTAATCATTCTCAGATATTGATCTGGGTCATGCACGAGGTATACCAATTGGCCTAATTCGTACTTATATGATTGTTTTGCCATATATTACTTCTTGGTTTTCTTTGCTTGAGCAGCTTTTGCAATCTTAGCCTTCTTAAGTTCCATTCTTCCTTTAGCTAAATCCGCTTTAGTTCTCTCCTTCTCAGCCTGAATCTTCTTGTATTCCACTCCCATTTTATCACTATGCTCTTTTTGCTGTTGTAGGAACTTTCTATTCTCAAGATCATGATCTTGTGCATCCTTAGCTTGGTCATTTTGCAAGCTAGTATAAGCAAGAATGTCTGGTTCTCCCTCTGGAGTTGTTGGACCAAATGGATCATTCTTTCCTGCGAGGGCGGTAATAAGAGCAATCTCTCTCTTATTAATCCTATCAAGATCGTTTTGATTATCTTGATTTTCTTGGTCAGATTCATGCTGTTGAGCAGCTTGTTCAAGTTCAGCCTCATGTTGTTTCTGTTGCTGATCAAGCTCTTGCTGTTTCTGTTGCATTGCCTGCTGCTGCATTTGATCATTTTGATCCTTAAGCTTTTTGGCAATCTGTTCCATCTTCCTCATGGAGGTGGTGTTATAGAATTTAATTATCTCATAAGCAGAGGCACCATTTTGTAACATCTCTTGAGATAAGTTACGTAAATCATCTGCTCTATCAGTAACAAATACTTTAAGATCCCTATTCTTAATATCCTTACCATTAACTTGTATAAAAGCATTCTCACCCTCAGAGGATACATACTTAATAGTGGAGAGAGGTTTAGTACTCTCTACATATTGGGCAGCATCTAAGATAGCCTGATAAAGCATATTTAGAACATACGAGTGGGCTGCAAAATAAGGCTCTGTCTGTGCAAATGATTGAGAGAGAGCAGCTTGTGTGCCTGTTGCAGTCTCGGTAGCTGCTACCTCACCTACTCTTTGCTCAGAGACCCCCACTAGCTGCCAGCACTCCTGTTTCATTTGTGTAGCTATCTTAAAGCGAGATTCTATTTCTTGAGTTCTTGTGAGATCTACATTCCTATTCTGATTGAAATTGGAGGGGGCCTTCATATTCTCAGGACTATCATCCACATAAAGGATACCATTTTTACGAGCCTGTTCCTCAAATAGTTCTAATGCATCCTGTCCATCTCCATCCTTAGGAGTAGGAACCTGCCTTATAGAGGTAAGATACACGTTACCTATCTCCTTAGAGAGTAACTGGAAGATTTGATTCATACAGACATTATAAATTGTCTGATAATTCTTCATCAAATCCACTAGGGCACGAGACTCTGTATTCTTGATCTCGTGTACAAGACCTATAAGGGGGCAATAATCTAGAAGGGTAAAAGGTTTTAGTTGGTAAATATCTGGTCCTATCTTAACTCCCTGATACCACTGATTGATAAATCCCCACTCAATTGATATCTCTGTAGGTATGGAACCCTCTACATAATGTTCATCTACTTGGATCACCTGCTCTACCCCTTGTTCATCTAGAAAGGTTAGTTTCCCCATCTTTTTCTTAGAAATCCAGTAAGCCCTCATTACAGCATATTTATTACCATAAGCCGTTACGTTATTAGAGAGGCCTAGAAAGTCTTTAAGTTGGTCATTATTTTCTTTGAGGAAGCTTTCAGCCTTTAGTCTCTCCTGTAATACTAAAGGATCATACACATCATATGTGACTGAGTTTATACCTACATTTCTAGTATTGATTAAGTTGGACTCCCTGACATTTAATAAGTTGAACTGTTTAACACCATTTTTAAGATGATCAATCTCCTCTTTTGTGAGATCAAACTTCTCTATAATTTCGGAGAGTTCCATTACCTCTATAATTCCTCCTGCATAACAACCTTCTCTGGAGGTAGGTTCGGAGGTATATTTCCTATCGGGGACTGTTAAAAACCATACATTTTTTACGTTAGCTACCTCGATATTAAATCCTAATTTAGAGTTATCTTCAAATATATGATAGAACTGTCTTCCACTAATTAACAAGTCTCTAAAGGCATCCTCAGATTTCTCCTTCATATTAAACTCCATCTTCATGGCTTTTAATATATGATTAGACCATTGTTCAGCTAAGGAGGTGTAATCAGTCATATACTCCTCAACCTCATCCATAGTCATTTGATCTAAATCCTTTTCATCTGGAACTTTCTCACCTTGCATTGCAAGCTTTCT